GCCAAATAAATTCGCTTGATCAAATACAATAGAAATTGCGTCTTTTATATTTTGATTGTCTGTATCCGGTTTAATTTCCGGGTCCCGTTGGAAGGTTTTAGCAAGCTGAAGAATAAGAGATTTCGTCAATGGCACGGTGATAATGTAATTATATATATCCTTGAAGGTTGCCGGGTATCTTTTCTGCATTTCTTCTTTTGTATATTCATATTGATTATTATAATAAAAATCAATATTTTTAACAGCATTATTCATTCTTACATTATTATCTTTTCTTAGTGCTTCTGCCTTGCTTTGCTCTATTGTATTCATTAGGCAATTCTCCAATCATTTTCTTTGATTTTGTTTAGATTTATTATATTTCTTAATGCGTCAGAAATATGGGTTAGCATCGTATTCTTTTCTTTCTCAATCATCCCATTTTGGTCTGTCGTCACTTGTTCCAGATCTGCAATAAGATGAACGCAGGTCGGATCAATTACTATTCTATTATGAGCAAATTCTCCATTAGTAATATTGAGCGACCTGCGTTGCGAAATGCCATGCCTGTATCTTAATTGCCATCCCTTTCTCGCCAATATTTCCAAGTCACTTATATAAGCATTTGTCTCTCTCGCCGAACCTGTGCAATCAGGATAAATAACAAGTAATCTATCTGGATAATTAATAGCAATTAAATCAGCCATTTGGTATGTATTTGAATTGCGGAGATAATATTCAGAAAAGACATAAAGCGTGTCACCTCGCCAATATCCTACTACTGCTGTCATTGGGTCAACATTGAAATCAATACCAATCTGCAGTATGTCATTTGGCATAGGTGGTTCTACTTTTCTGATATGCTTATCACGGGAAAAAGCATAGTATGCCTGTATCCCATTCAGATTGACAAACTCTCCCCGGATATATGCATTAACCATTTTCTCGTCATAACTTGCTAATAAATCATCTATATATGTTTGAGAAAGATATATATTATCAGTTGTTTTGGCTCTAATTAGTTTAGTCCCTGGATTTGGTTTTTCCTGAAGAACTTCATAACAAGTTGAAAAACCTTCTGGAGAACTGACCATAAACAATTGACTATCTTTTCTACCTCTCAATCTCTCTCTGAAGCGATTTACTGCTCTAAGCCCTTTTTGCTTCGGAATAATATCTATTTCATCAATTCCTGCATCCGTAAATGTCTCGCCAACTATTCTCTCAGGATATGAAATAGATTTGATATGCAAATCGCCGAAATCAGTTTTTATTAAAAGATTAGATATATTTGAGACATAATTTATTTTGCATTCGTCAAGTATTTCGCAAAATGGAAAAAAGAATAAAGATTTCCCCATTTCGTAAGTTGGATAACCAATCCCTATATTAGATTTGCCGATTGCTCCCGGTCTTTTCGTGAGACAAAGTAATGCTTTGTAGAGAAAACTGATTGTTTTTCCTGAGCCGAGACCACCTACTAACCCCAAAGTCCTTGACCAATCATTCAAGAATTGCCATTGATGCGTCAAAAAATCCTCTTCTCGTAATCTAATCGTTATCACTTTCTGCCTGCTTTTTTGGCACTAATATAACTGTATAATTTTTGTTCACATCCTCATCCGGCATTGGATTATCCTTCTGATCGAGATATTGTTTTCCGAGCCAAACTAAAAGGGTAGAATTATGTTCTTCAATCGCTGTCTTGACTTGCGCTTCGGACAGTTTCATCTTCATTGACGAAAATCCTTTTTTATATGCCTTGGAAAACTCAGAATCTTCGTCTTGCATGGCAGCTCGGATTGTATCTACGTGGCAGCCGATCTGCTCAGCCATTGTGTCGTATGTGGCACGGAAATAGCCGAAAATTTTGGCTTGCTTAGGATCAAGCTCGATGCGAGGCCGTCCTGTGGGCTTTTTAGCTTTAGGATTTTGTTGCTTTTTCATACTTCATTCTTTCTATTATTTGGTTTTTTGTTTCCCATGCCATTTTGTATTCCGTATTTGCAAAAAGCTTTGAAAATCCAGTAAGATGTTTTAGCTTTAAAAGCTCTTCTGGCTCCATCCCAAGCTCATTACACACGTCCGCATCACTCATGCCTTCGTCAAGCATCTTAAATACAAGGTTACTCATACCATCTATGCTGTGTTCACCTCTTGCTCTGTTGTGCCTAACAGTTGCAGCCATTCTTTCTGAAATACTTTTCTTTATGATTACAATTGGCACCATGCCGCTATTAGCTTCGTAAATGTCTTTCTTAGTCTTGCATACGTAATATCTGTGGAATCCGTCAACAATAATATACTTGTCCCTGTCTGCGTCATATATCGTTACTATTGGCTGCGTATAACCATCTTTCTTAATGCTTTTATACAACAGCCCCATTTCTACTGTTGCCACTGCATTAGGATTATAGTCATTAGGCTCCACCTTTTCTATAGGCACCCATAAGACGCAATCAACGGGCTGCTGAATGGGGCTTTCTTTGTGTAGCGCTATCTTAATCTCGTTAATTTCTTTTATTGTTTTCAATTTGAACTGCCTTTTTAATTTCATCTACTTGCGCTTTAGTTAGATACTTAGAATGCTTAACCATTTCCATTTGTCTAATACCTCTATGGAACTGCCTAAACGCATTGACGCATTGCGTTAATCTGAAATTTTGTATTTTAGTAAAGTCCCAATCAGATGACAGGATGGTATTAATGGCAACCTTCCAAAAGTCTGTTTCTATGGATTCTCCCCTTGATATGAATGAAAACTCATAATCATAATTAATCTGTTTTACCCATTTTTCCCGGTCTTCCTGTTTTTGAATTATGTTTTCTGCCAAGTAGAAAGCATATTCTTTCCATGTTTTGAATGCGTTGGGGAGAGAGCCAGGGCAAGTAAATGAATTAAGTTTTATTTGCTTTATGGTATTTGCGCCATCTATCCTTTTTTGCAGTTTTGCCCACGTAGTGGGTTCAATCTTTTGAACTTCTGTAAGGTGTTTAAGCGCTGTTTCGTGATGCAGATTAGATATTCTCATGCCTGATACAGGAACTCCAAACCTAAACATTTGATCATACACCTTGTTGTATTTTGAGCCAGTGCTTTCAATGTATTTCCAAACATCGGTATAGCTCCAATCGTATATTGGATAAAAGGTATAATGATCATTTTTCTTGCTTAATACTTTCCCCCACGTTATGCCCTTATATGTTACTCCCCTTGTAAGTACCATTGCCCGCTTAGGATTCTCCTCTGCTCTCATTCCTGCGATATAGCACGCCTTTTTCCCGCTGCATTCTTTCCCAATAATAGCATCGAATAAATCATGAAATCTTTCTTTTCCGTATGTATTTTGTTTTATAGAAAGATCGTGCTGAGGGTGGATCCAATCGTCTTTTTTCTCTGCATCCCAGCAATATGAAAATCTATTATAGCTTGATGCATTATTTGTGATTACTATAGGCATTTGATACCACATGGGAAGCACGTTTTTATCTTCCATAATGCCGGTCATGTAGTCAACCGTTCCTTGCCATTCTGCCTCTTGATCTATCCACATGACCCGTAATGGGAGCCGATTCTTCTCCCCAGCTATTTTCTTGCACAGCTCATAACACACAGTGCTGTCTTTGCCTCCACTCATACACACGATAACGTCTTCAAATTCATCAAATAAATAGCTAATTCTGGACAAAGCAGCATTTAAGACGGTTTCTTTTTTATAGATTCTCATACTCTACTCTTGTTATGCCGTTTTTGTATTGTTTAGCTATTTTCCCGCCAAACGACAAATGAGCATTTAAGCTTTGCTTAGTGCAATTAGCATATGCGGATTTTGCACCGTTATTTTTGGCGTATTTTATTTTATGCGATAGGAGTGCATGGAATATCCCCTTTTTTCTCATTGAAGGGATAGTATATGACATTTTGAAATAAGCTTTTTTGCCCATTTTTACACCAGAAATTCCGACTAATTTGTCTTGCTCATAGAATCCAAACAACGTTACTTTGTCAGAAATAAGTATGCCACTTTTGCGCATTTCTGGCAACAACATTTTTATGTCGTTAAAACTGATCTGCTTTATCACTTATTGCCCTATTTATAAGTTTTGTTTGGTCTATCGGGTTTCCCATTGTCCAGTATTTATACCCGTTTGCGTAATAATAGATATACGTCTTTTTAAAAAACCTCTCAGGCACTCCCAGTTCTCGTATTTTCTGGACTACGTAATCAAATGTGTTAGAGTCCCATGTTTCTCTCAGTGTGTAATGATGAGGCATTTTAGGCATGCTTTTAGCAAACACGAACTTTGCATTTTTGAGAAGAGTGTCAATATCAGGGTTTTTCAATATAGTATTCATGGCCGCACTTAGGACAAATAAGGTCAATGTAGTCTTTTTTATCTTCCACATTCGGGGAGATCGTTTCGTTTTCTACGTCTTTGTCTGTTACGTTATTTTCGGTCATGCCTGGAGTTTCGCTTGGAGTAAAACTTACTTCCGGCACCTCCATTCCCATCTCTCCAAGATCAAATTCGCCAAACTCAGCAGACAGCACCTCAAAGTCCCAATCACCGAGCTGCACATTATCTCGCAGAACAAATTCCTTTTGCTGCTCTGGCGTGAGATCAGTGGCGGCGATCGCCCACTCATCGGGTATTTCTTTCATGCCAAGCTTTCTAATAGCTGCGAGCCGCTGGTTGCCACCTAATACGTGCATGGTCTCGGGATCGTAAACTATTGGGCGCAATTTCATCATCTCAGGAAATGATTCGATTGAGCGCATAAGTTTTTCCAGCTTATCTTTACTACATTTGCGAGGATTATTGGGATTGAACTTA